GATGAACCCAACTTTGCCTTCGAATGACACTGAGCACGCTCAGGCTGCCACAGAGCACCCTGCGCCTGCATCACACACCGAACGCACAGTTGCAAACACCACCAAACACACACCTACATCACAGAAACAACAAACACCAAACATGAGCGAGCGTCGCGCTAACAACGACGTGAAGTCCTCTATAGAGGCACAACCATATTTAACAAGCCTCGACGTCGCCCCATTACTTGCGGCAACGCCTGACGGCGACTTTGATGGCCGCGTCACTGCGTGTCTCGAAGACCCTCTACTCAATGACTTTGTCAAGCGTGTTTTCGCCATTGATGAAGTACACAACACGAGACAACTCGTTGCACAACGGTTGGCTCACAACGCAAAAGATCAAACCCGTTGGCTCAAAGCCGACGTGTACACCGTTTTCTACACACAATACCTTGAGGAAACGTTCACCCAATATTTCGATAGCCCCGCATCACCACCTGACCTGGAGATTCTCCAGGCTCGGTTGGCGTATGTTGATTACAATACGTTGATGTGGTTCATGTCCGACGACACTAGCTTGTGCTATCTTGGTCGCGACTACACCCTTCATCTGGCTGATCAGAAACTTGGGCTTTCGACCACGCGTGCTTTGCCTATTTCAGAGATGGCCTTGCACGCGGCACTTGACTCACTTGCTTCGGCGTTTCTCCATGAAGCGTCTGGTTTCCGCGCAGACGGTTACAACCCACGTGGTTTGCTACCGTCTAGTACGAGCCCGTTGCACGTTGCTCTCGGCGTCACGTCTGTATGTCTTGCTTACACTAGCTACAGGCTAATACGCGAACGTACAAAACACTGTGGCTACGAGGGCGCTTACGACTACGCCCGTAGTGCGATTGTCCGCGCCATCGTGAAAGACTTCGTGCGCGAGAACCCACAATACTCCCCGGAAAAAGCTCGCAAGTACCTTCAGAATAGTGCCAGCATTGTTCTTGACCTCGTCACTCTCGTAGGGGGAAACGCAGCCCTGACGCCCACTCAGTTCGTGGGGCTTGTCTCACGGAGATTCGTCGATGGGACGAATTCCATCGCCAACGTTCTCTTTCTCGTAATCGCATGGCTGTTTACGCTTCAGTTCTACAAAGAAAAACAGCGTGCGTTAGAGACACCCATCAAGGCTGACGGCGGTGAGTCCCCTCAACCGAGCCATTCACACGATCTCGAATTCTCTGAATTACTTGAGCTCGTGCCCTCTCAACATAGGCACCGTATGCGCGCCGCGTTGGATTGTTACAAACAATACAACCGTGAGCACCGCGGTCGCTCGGAGAGAGTGCTCATGAATCGTGTGAAAGACATTTTGACCATCGGCGCATTGATCAAGTTGGTTGAGCATTTCGTGCGACAAATCAGTGCGTGCACACCCGCTGCTGCTGAGGTTATTCTGGAAAGAGCTCAACGTCTCGTGACTCTCCAAGACGTGGAACACAAGAACCAACCCGTTGACTGCGATCGTTACGTGGAAATGCATGAGTTGTATCTCACTGCAGCGCGTGCACGATTGCTCTATTCCGACACCTTCGCGAAAAGTGACGCCTGGAGGAGATTGACCAAGTACATCGAGGAGTTCGATATGGCAGATTTCATGTCCAAAGATACTGTTATGCCTTTCGGCGTACGTATTTTTGGGGCTGGAAACACTGGCAAATCGTTCCTCAAGTCCACGATCGAACAGATGCTGTTACTCCATTACGGATACGACGTGAAGAATGGCGTTTTTCCGATGCGTGATCCTTCTCAACCAGATTCGTACGCGTCAGGCTACACCAACCAACCAATCGCAGAACTCGACGACGTTATTCACCAAGGCAACCAAGAAGTCCAAACCCTTAACCGCTCGTTTTTGATGTCATTCATCAACAATACGCCCACAATCTCGTTGCAGGCCGAGATCGAGCGTAAAGGCAAGAGGCCTTTCCATTTCAAAGCAGTTGTCATGGTTTCAAACTACAACGAATTGCCTATTCCACACATGCTCCCCGAACCCACGATGGCAGCGTACCGTCGCTTTAGACATTACCGTGTTGAAAGCGACGTGACAGATCTTGCCGGAGGTTTTAGAGTCACCGAAGTCCTATACAGGTGGGTAGACGGGCGCCTAGGCGCGCAGGACGGCACTGTGTTTAGAGACCGACCTACGTTTTTGCGTCATCTACTCCAGCAGGCACGAGACCATGAAGCTTTGGAAGCAACCCGCATGGCGCACGTTAATGCCACGTACAACACTGTTGAAGAGCTCATTGAGTCCCAAGCGCACGTACACGTCATGCAGGCAGACGCGGGTGAGCGTCGCGAGTTTGCTGTCCCAAGGGGTATGGAGCTCGACGCTTACCTATGCTACGTGGCCGACGCCAACCCGGAGCTGCACGAGTATCTCGTTTCAAATGACCCACAGGAACACGAGCGTGAGGATGGTGAGAAGTATTACACAGTGCGTTACGCCAACGGCGGTGACGATTCATTGAGCACACCCCGCGCTGATGGTCCAGCAACCACAGACGGGGGGGAGACGACCAACACTGATCTCGCAAGTGCCACTCCGACGTCGTCATCTGCACGGGGCAGTGTTCCCGAAATGGCGGAACGCACGCGCCAAGCCTTGCTCGCTTGGGAGACCGAGAGCTCTGCGACCAGTTCTATTGATGATAGACTACCTGACTGGTTCCACAGAGGCCGTAATTGGTTTGCTGATGTTCGCCACGCTACCACGCGCAAGTTTGCTTACTATTTTCCTTTGATATTGAACGACGACCTTGAGTTTACCGATATCTTTCTCAATCTTGCAAAATACACAACAATTGTGCTCGCCGCTTTCAAAGTCAAAGATTTACTCTTCAGTCGCAACACGCCGCAGCTGCTCACTTACAGTGACGAACCACATCAAGAGTACGACACCGTGACGGACAGTCGTCGGGGCAACAACGTGCGCTCCAGAGGCGGTTTGGATCGGCACAGGAACAAGTTCGCGAAGTTCTCTGCCGATGCTGCGATCTCGGAGTTGCGTTTGGCATCCTTCCAACTTGAGTACCATGTCGGCGGCACTTGTAGTAAGACCATTTACGCTGTTGCCACGAGTCGTGGGTTCCTCTTACCTTACCATTTTTCAGAGGTTTATAACGCCTCTGAAGACACCTCACGTGACATCGTCTACATCACTAACGGCAACAAGATCGTCAAAGAAGCTGCCCGAAGTTTTTTCGCAAACGCCGTATCGTGGGTAGATCATGACCTGTTGCTCGTATCTTACCCCCGGTCCATGTCGGAGTTCTCGAATGTCATCAAACTTAACCGGCTCCATTTCCTCGAAGACCACGAAGTTTCACCCGGAACTGTCTTCCAAGGTTCCTTGCTGAGCTACAAACAACACGTTGCCACATCATACACACGAACCCCTCCCGAGTTGACGTCGGCTTGTTACACAGGTGAGACGCCCGCAGACGCGTACAATCTTGCCCACACTTATGAATACCACGCCCAGCTTGCGCGCGGCTCGTGTGGCACTATGCTTACGTGTGGCGGCTTAGTTGCGGGCCTTCATGTTGCGATCCACTCTGCCACCAACCGCGGTTACGCTCGCTGTGTCACTTTCGACATGGTGGAGGCGATGTATAAGTTTAGTAAGACGGTTGAGCGTGGTACGAGCCAGTATGCGATAATGAGTAAGATGCTGGATCAGCACGACGTTGAGTACCGACCATGCACCAATATGGGAAGTGACAAGATACAATACACCCAGAGTGTACCCTGGACGACACACGTGTGCCCCCTGCTCACGCCCGAACAGCTCCGTATAACCACATCCCCAGCGATTCGGACACCGACGAGACGGCCAGATGGTACGTTGACTACCCCCTTCGCACACGCATGCGAAACCGTTGTTGAAGCGCGAGCGAAAGCCTTGTCGTCGTACCCGGATGTTGTATACGCTGGCACTTTGCTGGCGGAACTCGACGGCCACAAGTACGACGGTCTCAATTACCGTGTTGCAACTGTTGCGGAGGCGTTGGGCAAAGACGAAACAGACCTTATCACCCCAGTCGACATGTCCAAGTCTGCTGGCTTTAACCGGCACGGTTGCAATTTCCGACGCGACTGTGTTGATAATGAGATGGTCATGGCGGCTATCATGAAAGAAGTCGAGAATCTCATAGCACGTCTCGCCAAACCTGATTTGACAGATGCGCAGGTACTGGCAATTGCCAACGACCTTGGGACTTACATTGGCTCCGTGAAGTCTGAGTGCATCAAACGTGGCAAGATGGCGCGTGTGTTCTTTCCAGGACCCTTGGCTATGTTTGTCATAATGCGTATGTACCTTGGCCCGCTTTTCAAATTCGAATCCCTCTGGCCCCTCGTGTTCCGATATGGCCCCGGGCTGTCGATCAAGAAACATGGCGTTGAGATGCATGAGGAATTGCAGAGCGCTCGTTGTGTCGGCCTCGATTATAAGACCTGGGACAAACTGGCACCTGCAGACTTCCTAATTGCTGCCGGCGAATATTACGCAGACATCGTGCTTCGGCTTTCAGGCAGTCAACGCAACAAGACGATTGTTCAGAACCTCTTCCGTACTATGCTTTGTTCGACGCGTAGTTTCGGTTGTATTGAGATGGAATGCTACTTGGTGGCTTCAGGTCTCCCCGGGACCACCTCGATCAATGGGGTTATGAACCGCCTACTCACCTCAATCATCGTTCACATTGTTGAGTCAGGCGCAAAGACGGATTTCCCCTACGAGATTACGCATGAGTCAGGAAAACGTACGGTACGATTTCCCACGCTCTCTACTCGCGAGGCTCTCTTGACTATCTTGAAGCGCACGGCACGTACGAGTTTCAATGGTGACGATGGTATTCACCCGTCCGCAGACCCAAGTGCGTGGGATACCGGCATCCGGCAGGTCGTGCAAATGCTCAATACGATATTTGGTATACGAGTCACGGGGGATGCGAAAGATGCGACACCGTGTGCCGTACCTTTGGAAAAAGCGTCCTTTTCTTCTCGTGGATTCCATATGTCTGAGCTAATGTTGAACGGAGTCAAGACGCGTGTTGCGATACGACCCCTCAAAGAGTCCTCCACGTTGTCGATTGGCAAGCATTACCGTTCTAAGAACCCACCAGAGGTCGTGTTACCTAGCGCGTCCACCTCAGCGATGTTGGAAGCTGCTTTCCACCACCAAGTAGCGACGGACATTGGTGACCACGCTAAGGCCAGATTCTACCAGGAGTTCTTTGACGCCCACGCAAAAATCGCAAACAACGCAACTACTATCCCAGAGATGCTACACGATTTCTACGCCACAAGCGTTTACGACGCACTCGTCGAAGACGAGCCATTCCGTGCTGATTCGGGGAATGCTGAGGATGAGAAATCTGAAGAAAGACCAGTTGATGTGTTCGCTAACCGGATCGCCCCCATTACGACTACGATAACGGCATTGAATCCTGTGGACGCTGTGAAAGCACCACGTGGGTTCGCCTCGTCGGCGGTTACCAGCATTAGCGAAACTGCTCGTCAGGCGGGTTACAAACGCATCGCAGATATTGGGCAATCCATTGGCTTCGCCCTGTCGGCACTGGGCCTTGGCAAACCAATTAAGGATACTCCAGACCAAGACCGTTGTGGGTATGTCGTGTCCAACCAAACCAAGCTTAACTCGGCGCAAGATGGCGCGACGCTCACCATGGGGGATGGGTCGTTGTATCTTTCGCACGTCCAACCCGACGTGACCGCCATTGCCAGCCTTGGAGAGCGCGTCTCCTGGATAAGTACGTTTACGCTGCCCTTGAATGCCGGTCCTGGCACTACCATCATCGACAATCTGGCGATCCACCCGGGCCAGGCTGAAGTGGGCTATAACGGTACAAACCGCGACATAACGATCTCGCCGGCCGGGATGGCTTTGTGTGCAGCCCGTGCATGGACGTGTGACGCTGCTGAAATTCTCGTGTTCATCCCTGCTGGTGCGTTGTTGAACGGTAAGCTCTTGCTATCCGCTTCTGCCAACAATGTCCCAGGGAACATGCTCGATCCTTCGACTTTCGCGGCCACGACGGTGAAACGTGAGATCGACCTATCGAAAGATACACTCTTCCGATTTAAGGTCCCTTGGATGTCTCCACTGCCAACAAAAAGGAAAGCGTACATCGCTGGCCACTACACGTCTGATCCAGCAACTGGCGGTATTGAACCACATCTTGCTATGTTCTCACTTAACATGGTCACCTTGCAACGCATCACAACCCCTGAGCCAACGACACAGACGGTTCCCTGCAAACTGGGGGTGCGTTACATTGGCCTCAGAGCCTTTGGACGCAACAACTTGTATATGCAACAGTCAAGTCCGGGTTATACAGCGGACGCTGGTGGCCCCGATGACACGTTCGACCAAGAGGACCCAAGTGTGCGGAATTCGGTTGCCGGCATTTATTCACCATCCCTCCAAGTTGGACAGCCTGACGACATGCAGATCGTTGAGCATCTCAACAATCGCGAGATGCTCCTCGACGTAGTTTCGCTCACCACCTCGCCCCTTGTGAGGACTTACAGCCTGGTCGACGTGTTTAATCTCGACCTCGTCAAGCGCTGGCTGTCGTATAACCGAGTGTTTAACTACGATTCGCTCGACTTCCGTGTCGAGGTCGTTGGAGGACCAACCGCAACAGGGTACGTTCGCGCGATGGTAGTGCCTGTTCCCAAGGTTTGGAACGCGGCGCTTGATTTCCCAACCATTGCCACCGGGTTCTATGACCACATGTTTGTACCTATCAGTGGGTCCCACTCTGTCGATTTCGTGACACCATGGGTTGGACCGTATTCTACGTCTTTGGTCAATGCTCCGCTTGGCCCACTGGAAACCATGTGGCGGGATTTATTTGGTTACACACTCTATCTGGATGCACAAGAAGCACGCGTATACGATGGCACCACCCAGAACTACGAGATTAGTGTGTTCGTCACCATGCGCAATCCTAGAGTTGGGGTTCCAGATACCCTGGTTGCTGACGCTGGCCACGGGGACGGTAACGCTCCGGGTGACTTCGAGACGCGTATTGGCGACAACGATCAGAGTTACAGGGCAAGCCCCGCGCCTGTTACGGTCCCGGTCGCTCGACGACAAGCGCGTCCCGAAATTGTCGGCACCCTCTATGGTGACGAGATGCTAAACATGGTATCTATCGGTTCGATCATGACACCGATCGCTGGCTTACCCGCTGCTGTCCCTTCAGTTCCTCCGTACTCTCGTGCTCGCATGATGCTTTCACATGACTTGTCGCGTGGTATGAACCACAATAGGAATTGGGCGCAGTTCGTTTCGCTCTTTTACGCTTTTGCTCGGGGGCCTTTGGCCTTTACCATCGGTACGCAGCTCAATGGCGCTGAAGATTTGCCTATTATGTGTTCTGCGTCGAACCACCCTTATGCAGACAACCCTCTCAGTGTGTTGGTCAGCACCGAGACGCCTGACATCACTTCACAACTTGGAGATGGTGCAGTTGTCGCAAATCCTCGGTTTTCATCCATGATGACCGTTGTATCCCCTCCTTATTACGATTCTGTATGGAAAGTTGTTCCGCAAGCCGCTGTCAGTCCAGGACCACGTATCGTGCCCGCAGTGATCCCTGGGCTCGAGATTGATTGGCAGTACGACAGGCCGGACCAGGATCGGATCGAAACTCCATTTGTGGGAGTGGCTTTTGCCGACGGATACTCGCTTGCGGGTCTCCGCCATGCCACGTTCAACATGCACCGTGATCAGTACAGCGACTGCTATGCCAGAGCTGCTGCGCACGAGTATGTGTTCACCTCCCTCCCATGACGCCGTTAGTGTGGCAAACACCGG